ATTGCGCATCAATTCGCAACGACAATGCCAATCAATACCAGTCGCTCGTTCGATTTCCAATTTCAAATCAATGACAGCCTTTCGCTTGATTCATCGAAAAGCAGTGACTTTGTAAAAAGTTATGGCAACGATTTAAATCTAGTGTCGGCACCGAACGAAATTAACGTACTCAATGGTCCATATTCTAGGATATGTGCTGGTGGGTCAGATAATTGGTTGTCGTGTGTGTCGAACGCTTACGCATTGTCTTCGACATCCTCGACTTGGACTACCGCAGCTGCGGCAAGTACTACTTGGAGTTAACAGGACAATGACAATCACAATTAGTCAGATGAATGATATCATTCGTCAACGCTATAACGCAGTTGGCGATAATTATTTTTCAGATCAATACATTTATGATCTTATTTTTGAAGCTGAAACACAGCTTGCAAAACAAGGTTATGTGATCGAGAACACTTACACTACAACATCTGTAGCTGACACGCGCGAACTATCTTACCCACAAAACACGCTTGGCGTAAGAGAAGTACGCTATGACTACGACAAATTGATCAAGCTACCGTTGATCGACGATCCAAAGGTAAATAGTTCGAATCCTACTGGAACGCCAACGCACTATTCTGTGTGGGACAATGTTATCATCCTCTATCCTACTCCCGACACTTCTGGCGACACGATCCAGGTCAGGGTCTATGAGAATGCACAAAAGCTAACTGCAACATCAACGCTGAACGTTCCTGATGAATTCCAGATTGATCTTGTTAATTTCGTTTTGGCTCATATGTCGCTGAAAGACACCAATATACCGCTTTATCGTGAGTATATGCTGCTATGGAACGATTGCCTCAATAAAGCACGTGAACAACGTGCAGTGCGAGAGCAAGCCGATAAAAGCGCACAGGTCAGAGACGTATACTTTGGCATCAGTTATCCTGGCATTAACACCGGAGCATTAGGCGGTCGATATGGCTTCTAACCGTTTTCAGGTTATGTATCCGCCAAAGGGTTACATTGGGCTTGATGGCGGACTTAACACTAAATTTGATAAGCAGCTTATCGCTGACAACGAGACCCCAGATTGCCTCAATGTGATCTATGGAAACGGTTCGGTTGAGACACGCGGTGGGACAAGCAAGCTGAACACAGCAACGGTTGGAACGTTTGTTTGTGACGGTCTCTATACGCGGCACGATAATAGCGGTGCACAGACCATGACAGCATGGTTCGGTGGGACACTCTATGCGTGTTCAGCGACATCGTTTATCACCGTGGCGAGCTCTCAAAGCCTCTGGACAGCTGGCGTTAGGGTCGCTAGTGCAGAATACGAGAATTATCGCTTTTACGGCAATGGTGGTGCTATTCCCGCAAAATACAACGGGGTCACGTTTACACGCCATGGTGTTTACCCACCGACAACAACAATGACAGCTGCAACGGCACCGACAGGCACTGCGCTGACTGGTCAATATCGTTACAAAGTCGCTTACGTTAACAGCAATCTTGTTGAATCAGATGTTGGTCCTGCTACAAGCACATTTACGGCAGCAAGTGAAAACGTAAGACTAACATCAATACCTGTCGCACCGGCAAGTTTTGGCGTTAACGCGAGGTATCTTTACCGCACTGTTACGAGCGGAACGGTATTTAAACGTCTTGCAACAATATCAGATAATACAACAACCACGTATGAGGATGCGATCGCGGACGCGTCGCTAGGTGCTGATGCTCCTGATGATCAAGGTGTTCCACCAATTTATAGTGTACTGGTCTACCATCAGGCTCGTCTTTTTATGATCGATCCTACCACAAATCTGGTGTGGTACACCGAGCTAGGAAATCCCTATGTCGTCAAAGCTGAAAACTTTCGTCGCATTGGCGACACTTGCGGTGAAATCCCAAAGACGCTTGCCGTTTATGATAACGGTATTCTTGTTGGCTGTGCTAATGGTTCGACATGGCTTATTTATATGCCTGACACTGATGATGCGAACTGGATTGATGTAAGGCTCAAGACAGATTTCGGTTCAAAAAGTCCGTTTGGATGGTTCTATTTCAGTAATCGCTTGATGATGCCAGCCATGCAAAACGGAAAATTTGTAGGATTTGCCGTGATCTCTGGAAATTCGATCGAACCAACGGCAACGCTGCTTACAACATCTAGTGCTCTTGGTGAAACATATTCTGATAAAATAGAAAGCCAGATTTTCGATATTCAGGAAACATATGTTGGTAACATTTCAGCTATTGTCCATAAGAATAAAGCCTATATTTCCTGCACATATGGTGCTGGGACAACAACAAATAACAGAATCTATTTCTTTGATTTTTCCCAAGAGAACATAAGCAAAGATCAAAAATTCATGTGGGCACCGTGGACGGGGCTCAATGCTGCCCAATTCGCTGAATTTAACGGTGATCTTTACTATGCAACATCAACCGCAACGGGGTTCGTCTACAAGATGAATACCGCTACGTATTCGGACGATGGCACTGCGATAAACTCATACTACTGGACTAAAGAGTTTTTCGGTGAACCTGGCCATGAAGGCTACCACAAAGACTGGCGTTGGCTGAATATGCTTTATGAGCTATCAGGCAATTACAGCATGAATTTGACCACCAGGATTGATTCAACTCTTGGATCTGGTGCAGTAGTGAAAGAAATCGATTTAACGCCAGGGGCTAGTGCCTGGGGAACCCTACGCTGGGGCATTGACACTTGGGAACCAGGACAAGAAACTGATGACAATCAGTTCTCTCTAGGCAATTTTTCAGGAAAGCGCATTCAGTTCCGTTTTTCAAATCAGAACACTGTGAATCAGAAATTTAAAGTCGCAGGAATATCACTTATGTACAATCTTAAGGGGAAAAGATAGCCATGGCATCAGCATTAGAAAGACGCTATGAATTAATGTCGCAGCAAATTCAAAGTCGTGAAAACGCGCAGCGACAGCAGGAGCAAGAGGCACTACGCAGAAGGTTCGCATCGATGGGGGCTCTTGGATCCGGAGCGGCACTGAAATCTGAACAAAAGATTGCAGATCTATCGGCAAGGCGACAAGCCGAGCAAATGGGATCTCTTGAAGCAACAAAGCTTGCGGAACAAGCACAAGCAGAAGAAATTGAAAAGCAGCGTGAATTTTCACGTTCTGAACGTCTAGGCGGCCAAGAATTCGCTGGATCACAGGCCGAGCTACAAAGACGATTTGCCACTGGCGAGAGGCTAGGCGGACAGGAATTTGCAGGATCACAAGCTGAATTGCAAAGACGATTTGCGACAGGTGAAAGGCTTGGTGGTCAGGAATTTGCTGGGACACAGGCAGAACTGCAGCGTAAATTTGCTACCGGTGAAAGACTTGGCGGCCAAGAATTCGCCAGAGGAGAACGGCTAGGTGGTCAAGAATACATGTCTGATGAGGCAAAAAAAGTACGTGAATTTCAAATGCGTGAACGTGCTGGCGCTGAATCATTTGCAACTCGAGAGCGAGAATCATCTCAAAAATTCGCAGCGACCCAAGCCGAAAAAGAACGTGTTGCACAGGCAAGCAATTTGGCTACACAACTTAACTCGCAGGAAAAAATCGCAGCTGCCGCTCAAAAACTTCAGAAAGAAATGTTTGAACGTGAATTCGATATTAATGCGATCGTTTCGGCATACAACATGGGATGGCGGCCATCTTCTGATGAATTAGGAAATTTGCAAAATAAACTTAGGCAGGGCGGCCAGTATATTCGCGGTGCATTAATAACATAATTTATAGGTGCAATATGGCATTCATGCAAGTCAGACAAGAACAGCCTGTTTTTAAAAAAAAGAAAGATACTGAGGGAAAAATACTTGGCGGTTTAGGTGCTCTTGGTGGTGCTATGGTCGCAGCAGCACCGTTCACGGGTGGTGCATCATTAGCAGTTGGCGCGATAGGTGCTGGACTAGCAGCATCATCAGCACTAAGATCGGCAACGCGTCCAGAACCAAGTCCAGGATCTTACAGCAACGTTCCTCAAAACGCTAATTTAGTGCAGCCAACAACCATGGCAAATAGGCTTGATCAGATGCAACAAAATCCTGTCGCTCAGATCGAAAAAGCCAAAACCGCACTGGATTATCTCAATCTTGATCAAGAACAACGTCTCTATTATCAAAAACCGCTTGATGAGGCACTGGCTCGCTATCAAGCACAATCTAAGCGGGGTTATGCCTGATGGCCATTATCTCTGTTCAGCAGCCACAACGTGAAGAAAAGAAAGAACGTAAAGATCCTTTTGAAGATATCATCAAGGGTCTTAATGTTGCTCAATCAGTGTTCGGGATCGCTAGTGCAGCCCAGCAAATGGGTGTCAATAAGCTGCAAAAAGAAAGACTTCAAGTTGATTTAGATAAGTCTAAAAAAGAATCACAAGAATATGAAAAGGATATGAGATCCATTGCAAATCTAACAGAAAATTTAATATTAGATAAGCGCATGGAACAAAAACTACCTGTTTTTAAAACCTATGAACCGGGAGCAAGAGAAGCTTCTGGAGAAAAAGGCGAAAAACTTTGGTATTTTAAAGATCAAGCAGAAGCAAATTATTGGCTGTCAAGGGCTGATGCTCAAACTAAAGAAAAGCAAAATGAATGGATTCAAAAAAACAAGGATGCTCTTACAAAAAAAGATAAGATACAAATACAAACATCTTTAATAAAAGACATACAACAATCTCCTGAAAATCAAAATTTAGTAACGCGAGTTGATTCTTATAATAATGCAAAAATAAACTATTCTAACGCGTTAAGAGCACTACAAAAAGGTGATGAACAAGCTCTTGGCATTTATGACAGAAATCTTGCTGTTGCTGGTGAAAAAGCAGCACAGCCTGGTAGCACTGTAATGCCTGGAGAATTTCAATCTATATTAGAATCTCAAGGTTTAGTTGATACATTTAAAACAAAAATGCAAGCTATTCAAAACGGTGCGAAATTGGGACCAGCACAACGTGATGCTGTTTTTCGTGTTATTACAAATAACCTGGCAAATAGTCTTGAACAGTATTTTTCTGGTCCAGTAAGAACATTTGGATCTCTTGGATTAGAAGCTGGAATCGGAGAAACAGAATTAATTCCGCCATCGTATTATCAATTGAGAAAAGAAATTGCACAAAATAAATATAATACGATGAAAGAAGATATTAACATTATTATGGGAATTCCTGATTCTCCTGTTCAACCCAACATGTCGATCTCTCGTCAGCCATCGATTCCGCTTGAATCGCAAGCACAGGCAACAAGTGATGATGCTGCTATTCGTTCATATCTTGATAAGATACCGCAAAAAAAGACTACACCATCAATTTTACCAACGCGTCAAGTGAGCCCTAGGAGATAATTCTATGCCAGAACAATACAAGGTTGGTGAAATAAAGAAAATTTATGACAGTGTTTTAACTAAGTACGAACAAGATCCATCAGATCCATTAGTATCGCTCTATGCACAAAAGCACGATCTTTCAGTTGATGATCTTGGTGCTGGTGCTGCTGCTAGAAGGGCATTGGCAAAAAATCCAGAAGATAAAGGTGCTCTTGCTGTCAATAATGATCTATTTCAAAAAATAAGCGATAAATTGCCAGCTGAAAATCTAGGTTTTTTTGATGTTGGCGGTGGTTATCGATCTGAAAAAGGCGGTATCATTCCATATGCCAAAGCACTAACAGCAAGAACCCTGGTTAACAACACGATTTCAAGCAATCCAGATTTGCAAGCGCAGTATTTTTCAAGAAAAGGATATATTTCGCGTGTTATTGGTGATCGCGTTGAGATCAGAAGACCAGATGAAATTGGTTTTCGTCCTATCGAAAAAGATGGAATAGATCTTTTCGACGCTACCGATATCGTCGATGATGTTTTGCAAGGCGTTGCCGAAGGAGCGAAGATAAGCGCGAAAACAGCTGGTGCAGCGACTGGCGTTGGCATACCTATTGCTATGGGTGTTGCCGGTGCTACTGGTGCAGCATTTGAAACTGGCCGACAAGCAGCAGGAAAGATCTTAGGTACTAGGGATGATTACGACTTTCCACAGATCATGAAAGAAGGATTGATAAGCGCAACATTTCCAGGAGCACAGGTTGCCGTTGGTGCTGGTCTTAAAGCTGGCGCTACTGGCGTTACAAAATTAACCGGTCTACTTGAACGATATAAGCCAAATGAGGCTCAAATACGTGCCGCTGCTAAGGATCTTGGCCTGGAACTACTACCTGGTCAGATATCATCGTCAAAGCTTGTTCAAGAGCTAACAGAGGCTCAGTATCGTGCTGCTGGACTGCTGGGTCCATATGCTATTAAGGCAAAGAAAGTAATAAACGATACCTATGACAAAATAGAATCAGAACTGCGCGGTTTAGTGGGGCCGAGAAGTGGTGATAAGCCTTACGCGTCCGGTCAAAAATTCATGGATTCTGTCGAGACACTTATAGATGCCAGAAAAGACGCTGCCCAGACTTGGTATCAGTCAGCAACGGATGCCAACTTTTTCAAAAATGCAAATGTTAATACAACAAATCTATCCGCTAATCTTGCAGCACTAAAGGATAAATATCAGGGCAGCGGTAGTTCTTTGGATATGATAGCAAAGTATGAAAACATGCTTGATGGTGTCAATAGAATGCATGGTCTTAACAGGCTTAAAAGCGAAGTACTCGATGAAATTAGAATGAAAAAAGGAGCGGTGTCTGGTTCTGAACTGGAGACAATTAGAGACATAAAAGATCTCATCAAAGATTCATATGATGAAAACTTTGATATGTTTTTGCAAAATGCGAAATCTGGCAAATGGAAAACTAAGCCAGAAGATATCATCGCAGCAAAAACATCTAAAGATATCGCTGATAGGCTCTGGCGTGATCTTTATGAAGATCTGGCAACGATTGTCGCAAGGCCGGGCAAAGAAGTACGCGGTGGTCCAGAGGCTGTTCTTGAAAAGTTTATGATTCAAAATCAGCCAGAAAAATTCATCGATAAAGTGTTCAGTTCTAACGACATGAAGAAAATAACTGAAATAGCCAAAAGATTTCCAGAAGCTTTTGAGACACTGCGCCAGGGAAAACTACAGCAGCTGTATGATAAGTGGGCTCCTGGCGATGCGTTTAATAAAACGGTCGCAATCAATGAACTAAAGAAAATGAAAGATGATAAATTAAAAAATATCATTTTTGGAAAAGACGCAGATAAAAAGATAGAAAATCTCATAGTGATTTATGATTCTAGTCCAAAAGAGATGAACCCATCTCAAACAGCAAAAGCCCTACAGATCATAAACGGTGAATGGTTCAAAGCCAACACAGCATCATTGATCAGAGGAACACTTTTAAGTTTATCGAGAACTAGCGCTGATCTCGGTCAAGGACTGCTTTTAAATCTTGGGAAAACCCTAGAAGGAAAAAGAGCACTGCAAGCAGCTGGAATTGGAAAGCAGGGCGTGAGGCAGTTATTGCCATCTGAAAAGGGTCCAGAATCAGAATACATTTTATTACCGGATATGCAAAACAATAACAAATAGGAGAACTAATCAATGGCAAGCCCAAGTGTAACCTATAATTTCGTTAACGGAACCGTGGCTGATGGTGATCAAGTTGACACCAACTTTCAAGATCTGATCAATGCCATGACTGATGGAACAAAATCATTTTCGATCGATGCTCTTACGGTCGCTGGTGCAGCATTATTTAACGGTGCTGTGACGCTAGGCAACGCAACTAGCGATGATGTTGTTGTGACCGGATATCTTGCATCTAACCTGATCAGCAAGACGACGAACACCTATGCGTTGGGATCGTCAACTATTCTATATTCTGCCGTATATGCGACAAGAATACTTGCTGGCGATGGCACTGCCGCAGCCCCTGCATATTCGTTTAATAGCACTGATAATGGCGATAATGGCATGTATCTATCAGCTGCGAACGAGATTTCCTTTGCAACGGCTGGGACGCAGAGGATGGTAATTGAAGCTGGCGGCTTCATTGGGATAAACACCAGCAATGCAGCTAACCTATTTCACATTGTTGGTAATGCTAATGCATATCCTGTATATGTTCAAGCCAACACCACATCAGGACAATCCTACGGCCCGATTATCACTGCCGGAACAAACAGTTCTGATATGGCATTTCTGGTAAAGAATGGTGCAGATAGTGCTACATATTTTGCAGTTAGAGGAGACGGCAACGTCGGTATCGGCACGGCTAGTCCTGGATTCAAACTAGATGTTTATGCTGATATCGGCAACTATGCTGCAAGAATCTACAATGATAATGGAGCCGCCAAGGGACTATACATCTATGCAAAAGCAAATGACGTGGGCGCAACGCCTGTATTGATGTGTGAATCTGCTGGTGCAAGTAATATATTCGTAGTAAATGACACAGGCAACGTCGGTATCGGCACGGCTAGTCCAACCTATCGCCTAAGCGTTGTCGGTTCTGCTACTGACGCTACTCCTGCTATTGAAGTGAACAACTCTAGTGATGCTACAAAAATAACTCTAAACTGCAACGGCACGATAACAGCGGATACATCTGCCTGGGCATCAGCAGCTGGAACTACTGTAGTTATCGACTCGAATACGTTTAAATTACTTTCGTCTTCGCTTCGATACAAAACAGAGATTCAAGAACTGTCCAGCGAAATTGATAGCAGCAAGATATACGACTTACATGCTGTAACGTTTCGTTATAAGACGGACGATAAGCGCACCCTTGGTTATATCGCTGAAGAAGTGAACGATATAATCCCTGCTGTCGTGCACAGAGAAGCAAAAGGACCTAACGGAGAAATGGTTCCTGAGAGTGTTGCATATTCTCTCTTGCCTGTCCTTATTATCGAGGAAATGAAAAAACAACAAGCCCTCATCCAGGCACTCACCGAACGCCTAAATAAACTTGAATCAAAAATAGCGGGATAATTATTTCCCGCCTTTTGGTTTTTTGCCGCCTTTTCCTTTTTTAGTTCCGCATGGCATAGTCAATTCTCCTTTTAGTTTATTTTTCTTGATAAAACAGTTGAAACATAAGACTATTCGCATTAGTGTTGTATTTCAATATTCTTTTACTATTT